GATGAGGTTGGAATTGGCAGCCGAGCCGCCCGAGGTGACGAGGTTCACGCTGAACGTGCGGTTCACTGTGTCCGTGTTGGTCACCGTGGCCTTGTCGATGATGGCCTTGGCGTTGACGGCGGTGTACTGCGTGGTTTGCGTGGCCTCCATCTGCTTGGGAGGAACGAGTACGCGGACGGTTACTGTCATTGGAACCCCTGGATGTTGTTGGACACGGTGACGATGATGGACGGGATGCCAGGATGCGGAGCAGTGGCGGGCACGGCCAGCAACTGCACCGACAGGTCGCTCACCGAGTACATGATCTGGACGTAATCACCGGCCTTGAGGCTGAAAAAGTAATTCAGCGCCGTGAAAATCTCGGCGTTGTTGCCCTGGATTCTGATCTGACTCGCGGAGTCGGTGACGTCCACGCCATTCTTGCGAAACCAGATGTAGAACTCTGCGGTTCCACCAGTGCTTTTGTCAAGTTGCACCGACAGTTGCAGGTTGTAGATGCCGTCCGTGTCCACGTTGATGCGCGACTGTGGGGAACCGCTCAGGAACACGCCGGATGACAGGTCCGTGGTGTTGAACGTCACTTCGGTGGCCGTGTTGATGGCCAGCGCCGACTGCGCCGTCGTGTCGTAGAACGAGCCGTACCGAGAGCGCTTGAACTCACGCTCGGGTGGCGCCGTGGCCAGCAACTCGACCAGACCGTTCAACTGCGATATAGCGTCCAGCGCCTGTTGCGCCTTGGCGTCAGCCTGGAACGCCACATCCTGCGCCAGCGTGGCCACAGCATCCAGCGCCTCAACGGCCTTCTGATCTGCATTGCCTGCCGTGACAGATAGATCATTCAGCGTGGTCGGCTCAAGCTGCTGCACATCGGCAAACAGGCGCTCGAACTGCTTGATCTGCTCATGATCCTGCAGGAACGACGCGAGCTGGTCTCGCGTAAGACTGAGCTTCTGGGTGGCCATCAGTATGCCAGCGGCTCGATCTGAGCCTCAAGACGGGCAAACGACAGGTGCGCCTGGCTGTCGCCACGGAACCGCTGCATGCGCCAGTTGCGCATGTTGCCCTGCCGCAGCCACACCAGACGCTTGGCACGGTTGCCAATGGTGCCTGCACGGATGAAGTGATCCTGCCCCCAGGTCGAGCCGTCCACCGAGTAGCTGGTGCTGATAAACGGGTTGAGGCCCAGCGCCACGCGGCCCGTGAGTGCCACCAGTTCGAGTTCGTGGAACAGAGCGCCATTGCCTTCGTTGTAGACGATGATCGTGCCGAACTCCCAGCGCACGATCTGACCCCAGTGATCGCTGCGCGTGTCCACGCAGTAGCCGATGGTCGAGGATGCCGGGTCGCCCACGTTCCAGCGGTTGTAAGCCCAGACGAAGTTCCGAGCGCGGTACTGTGCGAACCCGACCGTGGTGCTGGTCATGGTCGTCCAGATCGGCTGCTTCAGCGCCTCAGAGGCCGCGAGGTCGAAGACGACGGTGCGGTCAGGCAGGTGCACGTACAGAAGCTGGTGGTTCTTGTCGTTGCGGGCTTCGAGCTTGACGGCGGCCAGTTGCTCCTCGGTGTAGTCCAACAGCAACTGATCGATCTCATCGGTGCTGAGTTTCTGCGCCGTAGCATTGGCACCCATGTAGATGCCAGGCGCCTCGTTGCGGCCGCTGCCGAGGAACGCGATCATCTCGTTGAAGACGCAGCAGGCGAACGTGCCGACCACGCCCTTCTGAATCTGGGCGCCGTCGATGCGCTGGAACGGGAACAGATCGCCGCCCACGTTGTCGAACACCTCAATGGTGTTGCGGTTCAGCGCATAGACCTCGTTGCGCAGCTTCAACAGGGCCACCACGGGGTCAGGATCGGCCTCAGACGAGCCGTATTTCAGCGGGTTGACCTGGGTAGGATCGCTCAGTTCCGTGACCACCAGGAACTCGCCATCGGTGGTCATGAAGTAGCCATCGACCCAGCAGAAGTCCAGCGCTGTGCCGAGGTCTGGATCGGTAACCTGCGTGAGTGTGCCGTTCCAGTAGTACAACCGTCCGCCGGACGCGATGGCCAGGCGGTCAAACGAGTAGTCGAACGTCACCAGTTGACTTGTCGGACCGCCAACATCGCCCAGCACCGTCACCGTGCCATTGCTGGCCACGCTGACAAGGCTCGTGCCCATCACCCGGTAGAGCGTGCCACGCCACTCGATGCCGCCACGGTCAGTGCCAGGGCCGGTTCCGTCGCTCACCAGGCCGTCTGCAGGACGCAGGTAGCTGTCGCTTATTCCGCTGCCCTTGGGCGTGACGAAGAAGTTGACCGGGTAGGCCGTGCGCAGGTCAGGGCCGTTATCGGTATAGATGCCCGAGACGATGGGGATTTGCATGGGTCACCACTTCACGCGGTCGGCCCAGTACGCCGCCGACATCTTGCCCTTGGCGATGTTGCCAGCATGACGCGCCTTGAATGACTCTCGGCGCGCTTTTTCGGCCTTTGACTCACCATCGCGCTTGGGTGAGCCATTGACGCCCTGCTGGCCAAATCGGATGGTCTTGATCTGGTCGCCTTCCTTGGCAACGACGACATGCGATTTCGTCGGATGCGATGGCGTGCGCTTGGGTTTGTTGAACCCCTCGACGCCAATTCGCTCCAGACGAGGATCGCGGGCCATATTAGACCCCGCCTTCACCCGTGGCCACGTTCAGCGTCGTACCGGCCGCGCTGATATGCGCCAGCGTGTCGTCGCCGTTCTTCTTGCGCAGGATCACCTCGCTGCCAGCACGCACAGGAACGTCAGCCGTGGTGGCCGTCTGAGCTCCAGTGCCGATGCGGACATAGCAGACGTTCGCGCCCGTATTGACCAGGCGCACGGCCTTGTCCTGCTGGTTGATGCTGACGCTGGCCGAGGCGGCTGCAGGCGTGACAACCTGGTTGGACTTGTCGCGTTGGCTGAATTGATTGACGACGGACATGATTGCTCCTTATGCGATGCGATACCAGGAGTTTGTCGCCTGGTAGAAGCGCACCCTGAAAAAGTCTTCTGCACCCAGCGTGGTGGGGTCACCGTAGGCCGCCGCTGCGCCATTGAGAGACAGCGTGAACGCCGTGATCTGCTGCGTGGTCGTGATCAGAATCTCGGTGCCATCGGGCGTCGAGGTGTTCAGCGGCAGCGTCACGGTGCCGGTGGCCAACGTGCCTGATGGCTGAATCAGAATCCACTGCTGCTGGCTCACAGGCGTGGGCGCAGCGATGTTGAAGCCCGTCGTGGGCGTGTAGATGTTCGTCGCCAGCGTGGGTGCTGCGAACTGCTGCTGGAAGTACGTCAGCAGGGCCGACAGGGGCATGCGACGCGCATCGCCGTTGTTCGGACTGTAGACCGGGATCTGATCGCCCGAGTTCGGGTCAGACAGCAGCGGCAACTGATTGATGGTAGGCATGATGGTGTCTCAGTTGAATTCCAGCGGGCCATCCTGACCAGCAAGAACAGGGTCCACAGGCTGCGGCATGAACTGGTTGTTGTAGAACCACCACGGCTTGTTTCCAGCACCCTGGGGCAGTGTGTCGGGGAATTGCATCTCCATCGGCATGGCAGCGCGAGACAACAGCGTGTCGTAGGTCTGCTTGGCCGTGGTCTTGGTGTCTGCCGAAACGGTTTTGCCGTAGCTCGGTGCGATCTTGACGCCCAGGTTCGTGATGATGGCCTCGTAGGCCGAGTCAGGCACGAGGGTCTGATCGTCGATGTTCGTGTTCTGCGGAGAACCCGGCAGCGGGTAGGCCAGACGGATGCCCAGCGCGTTCCAGGATGCCATCATGGCGTCCAGGCGGCGGCATGCGCTCTCGATCTGCTGCGGTGTCAGGTCGAAGACATAGGACGCAAGCCCGATCTCCTCGAAAGCCGCTTCGACGAACTGGCGCTTGGAATAGCCCATCTCAGGACTCCTTCATGGCCTCGCTGATGCGATCAAGGAGGCGCTTGTCCGTGGTGCGGCCGTCGAACTTGATGCCCAGCAAAGTGGCCTGATGCTCGAGTTCCTGCCGCGTTGGTGGCGCATTGTCATCTGGTTCAGCGGCCTGCACAACAGGCACCGGCTCCTTCGGCTCTCTGGCCTTCGCACGGGCGGCTAGGAAGTCCTTGCGCTTTTGCTTCTGGCGGGCCTTGACGGTGCGCCAATCTGCCACCTTGCGTTTGATGACAGCAGCGCTTCCAGCAGACTGGAAGGCCTCGTCAAGGGTAAGGCTCCACCCAGCGTCTACGTGCGCTTGTAGCGCGTCCTGGTCGGCCACAGAGGCCACCTTGTAGGACTTTCCACGCAACTCGTAGTTGCCGGGAGACTTGTAGACGTGGACGGGAAATTGCATCACTTGCTCTTCTTGGCGGTCTTGGCAGCGGCCTTGAATGCCGATGCGGTCGGTGCGCCCTTGGTGCCTGGTTTGCGCATTTTCTCACCGCTGCCTTCAGCGATGCGTTTGCGCTTGGCCGCGATGTTAGCGTACAGACCCGGCTTCATTTCATGCCCTTCTTGGCAGGCGCCTTGCCCGGCTTGCCGGCCTTCATGGCTGCGCTGCGAGCGGTGCTCAGAGCGATGGCGACGGCTTGCTTCTGCGGCTTGCCGGCCTTCATCTCCTTGGAGACGTTCTTCGAGATCGACTTCTGGCTGTAACCTTTGGTCAACGGCATGGTGTGCTCCAGATGTGAAAACGCGGGCGGCAGCTTCTCACCACCGCCCGCGTCAGCCTAGTGGCTCAGACTCACTGACCGAAGATCAGGATACCAGCCATCTGCGGGT